CTGCTAGTCTAGTCGCAGAAACCGGGGTATCTGCGACTAGACTAGCAGCTGCAGCAAAAACTGGATTATTAACAGATTTAAATGATGTAAATGCAAAACAAGCAAAAACAGTTCAAGCAATGAATTTCTCATTAAGTAAAACTGGAACATTCAAATTAACAGAAAAGGGACAATAAATGAATAGAATGATTATAACTTTTCAAACTCCCGATCTGGCGTCTACTCTTACATATCCTATTATGGAAGATTTTCAAATTGAAACTTCAACCGAATTTAGTTCCTTTGCTGAATTATGCCCAACAATATCTTCTCTAGTTGATTTAGGGGTAACATATGAATCAGCTTCTTCTGGAGGGGTATCCACAGCGGGGTTTAATATAAGATCTGTTTTAGATGCTCCCAGATGGCAAAAGACAAATCCAGTAAAAATAACTACTGATATGTTTTTCTATACAGAAACAGATCCAGTAAAAGATGTATTATTACCAATGAATGCGTTACTTGGTGCACATTTACCTAGAATTGTAGGAAAAAAAATAATGGTTCCTGGATTAAATGCAACAAATGTTAGTAATATTAATAATATAATAAAAAGTGCCCAAGGGAAAAAAGCATCTGAAGAAATAGGGGAAGGAAAAGAGGGAGAAAAAGCTCTTAAACAAATTCTTGAATCTCAATATAGCGCTTTATTTTCTGTTTTAATACCAGGAGTTATTTTTCTTCCTGTGGCATTTATTTTTGCAATTGCTCCAACATACTCTAAACATGTTACAGAAAATGGAGACCCATTATGGGCAAGTGCTAGTGTACAAATACAAAGTCTAACTCCAGCATTCGCAGAATATTTTCGAGATGGTATGAATTTTAATGCTGCTGGAAAAAGAAAATAGGTAATAGGGATATGAGGGAAAAAGTACAATTAGTATTAGATGATACAGATGGAAATGTAATAAGAGATTCAACTTCTATTATCTGGAAAGATTTTAAATGGACTAATGGATATTTTAAACATAAAATATCTAAAACTGAAATTGAAAGACCATATTTAATATCTCAAATATATTATAGTACTGTAGAATATTGGGATATTATTTTGTTATTAAATAATATTGAAGATATATTTGAAATTGTTCCTTTAAGTGAATTATTTATTCCAAAATTAGACGATATAAAACAATTCATTTTAGATAATCGTAAATAAAAGGAGTTTATAGTGCAAGGACCATTTCCAGCTAAAGTTATAAATAATAATGATACTAAAAAGAAAGGAAGAATTCAAATAAAAATTGAACATCTTCATTATGGAATAAAAAATTCTGAACTTCCTTGGGCTAAACAATATTCTCTTGCTACTGGTGGAAATAGTACTCATGGTAAATCAAGTATACCAGAAAATAATTCATATGTATGGATAGGATATGAAGATATCGATGAATTATTGAGGCAACCATATTATCTAGCTGATATTCATTTTAGCAATTTACATCCACATAATTTATTTGAAAATAATGTAAAATCTTCTATTGGTTCTGCTGCAGCTTACCCTAATGCAAAATATACTTATTACCCTAACGGAATTTGTATCGGAGTTGATAGTAGTTCTGGTAATGCAGAAATATATATATATCATCCAACAGCTTCCATATTTATAGATAAAAATGGCAAAACAAAAATAAAATCCGTAGAAATAGAATTATTAGGAGGAAATACTCCGTCAGAAAAATCTATTTTAGGGGAAACTTTAAAAACTTGGTTAGAAACTCATACACATACAGCAACAACAGAGGGAGCGCCTACTCTTGTTCCAGATCAAGCAGGAACATTATCAACTATTTTATCTCCCAAAATAAAAAACAATTAAATTATTACTAATAAATAAGAATATTAGAGGGTAATTATAGATGAGTGTGATGCAGGATATAGATTTGTATGGAAGAGATAACACTGATGGAACACCTATTACATATTATTCTGCTAATGCAATTAAAAATGCATTAACTCAATGGGCAAATTCTAGAAGAGGTGATTATTTAATGCAACCAGGTGCTGGAGGAGCTTTAGATAATTTCGCATTTAAAACACTAACTTCTGAAAATATCTTAATTTTGAAAACACAATTACTTACTGCATTAGTTAATCAATTTAGTCCTTCTATTACTGTTCTAGATATTACTATTGAACCAGATTATCAAAATAGAATAACAGAAATAGAAGTAACTTATTCTATACCAGATGAAGGAGTAACTGATTCAGTATCATTATTTATAAACTCTGCATTTAGTACGGTTTCTTTTGAATATGAAATTGTAAATTATATAGAACATAATTTACTAGAATTTGTAACAATTAAAAAACCCGATCAAAGTTCTAATCGTTTAATTTATGACTATGATTTAGATAGCTGGAAATTTGGAAAGTATAAATTCCCTTTATTACTTCCAACAGATCCATACTTTACAGATATACTGTTAGTTTGTAATGGGAGTTAGATGAAAATATATAAAGCATACAAAATAAGAATCTATCCGAATAAAATACAAAGAGATTATTTTGAAAATTGTTTTAATATATGTAGATTTGTCTTTAATTCTGTTTTAGCTTATAAAATTGATTCTTATAAAATTGGTAAAAAATATTCAGTTTATGATGCCATGAAAGATTTTACCAAGATAAAAAATTTAGATGGGTATGAATGGTTAAATATAATAAGTGCCCAGATAATACAGCAGTCTATTTGGAATTTAGATACCGCTTTTCAAAGATTTTTTAAAATGAAAAGCTCAGGGTTCCCTAAATTTAAGAGTAAACACAAAAGAGAAAATTCTTTTAAATGTACTCAAGGGATTAAGATAGATTTTGAAAACAAAAAGATTAAAATTCAAAAAATTGATTGGATAAAATTTAAAGATAAGAGGGTATTTAATTCTAAAATAAAAGATATAACTATTTCCAAAAATAAATGTAATCAATATTTTGCTTCAATTTTAGTTGAAGAAGAATTTGAAATAAATTTACCAAAGCTTGTAGATGAGTCTAAAATATTTTCAGCAGATATGTCTTGCAAAGATTTTCTTGTTAGTTCAGAAATGAAATTTGAAAACCAAAAATTTTATAGACGAAATGAAAGAAGATTAAAAATAAGACATAGAAAATTATCAAAGAAAAAGAAAGGATCAAACAATTTTGAAAAATCAAGATTGGTTTTAGCAAAAACTTATTTGAATATAACAAACCAAAGAAAAGTCTATCAATGGAGTTTAGCTCATGAATTAACACAAAAATTTGATATTTTAATTTTTGAAGATTTAAATATTGCTGGGATGCAACAATTCAATAAAGGAATTTCTAAAACTGTTACATTGGATTTTAGTTTTTCAGAATTTCTCACAAATCTTGAATGGAAATGTTTTAAAGAAAACAAACATTTTATAAAAATAGGAAGATTCTTTCCATCAAGTAAACTTTGTTCAAGTTGTGGACAAATTAAAAAAGATTTAACCCTTGATCAAAGAATTTACAAATGTGACTGTGGTTTAGAAATTGATCGAGATTTAAATGCTGCTACTAATATCAAAAAAGAAGGAATAAACCTTTTAAAAAATTCTACTGAAGTGAACATTTCAGGAAGTTACGCCTGCAAAGATATGATTGGATATTCAAGTACAATCAGTTCAGGAAATTATACTAATTATAGTAGTTCACTAATAGTTTGCAATGGGGGTTAAGAGGTAATATATGGTATACACGTACAATGGTTTGGTAACAGAGATTCAAAATCGGCTCTCTCTTTTATCAGATTGGAATAAAATCTTATATTATGGAGTATATCAACGAATAGTAGATATGCTTGCATATACTGGAGAGAAATTAGTATATCTTGCAGAATTTTTATACAATGAATCAAAATGGATAACAGCGGGTAAAAGAGATTCACTTGTTAAGCTTGCTGTTTGGTTAGGATATATTCCTTATAGAAAAACAGGTGCTATTGGAGAATTAAAATTAAGTTATGATCCTACTTTTAATGTTATGTCTGTATATACAGGGCAAGAAGTTAATATTCCAAGATGGGCTATTTTTACAAACACAGATAAAGATTTAATTACATATTGTACTACTAGTACTTTTTATTATACTGGATTTGTAGGGAATTTAGCAATTCCTGTAAAAGAAGGAACCCCTAAAGAATTTCTATATATTGCTACAGGTATAGTTAATGAATGTGTTTATATTTATTCCGATTCTACTGATAATGATGAAATTCAAGTACAAATTGTTGACGCATCTGGTAATTTTCTTTATGAAGTTACAATAACTTCTAATTTATATCTTATAAATAACACTACAGATTATTATTGTGAGATTTCTAATTCTGCTGCATATGATTATATTGAAATTTGTTTTGGTGATGGAATAAATTCTAGAAAATTAATAGCCGGAGAAAGAGTTCTTGTAAAATATGTTGATACAAAAGGAGCACTTGGAGATATTACATCCAGTAATATTATAACAGTTATTTCAACCACATTAATTGATGAAAGTAATGTTCCTGCTACTTTATATATTACAAATGATGATGGTATTGTTGGAGGTTCTGAAATTGAAGATATTGAATCAATAAGAAATAATGCTCCAAATTTATTTCAAATTGGAACTTTATTATCATCTACTGCAAATTGGGAAGCAGCAATTAATTTAGCCCCTTATGTTAATAAATCAATAGTATGGACATTAGAAAGTCTTGGGCAATCTACTACTGTTTCTGAACAAAATGTTGTATATTTTACTGCTGTATCTACTACAGGAGAGGATTTAACATCTACTCAACAAAATGATGTTAAAATAAACTATCTAACACCAAAAAAGTGCTTAACTGAAATTATATCATATGCTACATTGCAAAAAATATATGTACGATTTGATATTACCGCTAAAGTAGCAGCAAATAAAACATATACAATAATAGAAGCGGCACTTAAAACAGCATTAAATGCAGAATATGATATATTAACAACAACATTTCAACAAAATATTTATGAATCTAATTTTTATAGAATAATTGATGGAGTATCTGATATCATCTACCATACAACAGAAGCGTATTATATGGAAGCTGATATTAATATAATAGCGAGCAACTTAAAATTAAAACCAAGTTTTACTTCAACTGACACAACTAATTTAGATTTACAGAAT